GTCATACGGAACGTCAGTGTCAGTTGCAATACCTTCTTCAAAACGAAGTGGTCCGCGGTTGCCAGGAATGCTTGCAGCCATTGAACGCTCAAACATGGGGGTTCCTTTTTCTGGGAACATGGGGGTGGGGCCTACAGCCATAGTTTTCCTCCTAGTGGAATGGAAGTTTGTATATTTAGATTACCACGTTTTAGCGTGCTTATCTGAAGAATGGGTTATCAGACACACTAACCATTGGCATTGTGTCTAATACTGACATAGCACAGGCTATTGCCAGGCTGTCTGGGAAGTCATCAAAAGCTCCCTTTTCTTCAGGTGCAGCAGCCAACATGTATGGTCCTCTGTATACCTTTTCAAGGTCAGACATTTGTTGGTTAAAACGCTTCCAACTTCGTGTACGCCGTGCCTTAGAGTGGCCAGGAATAACTAGTTGATCACGTTGTATTAACTCAGTTAAATGTACCCAACGATCATTTTGAGTCTTAGCGTCAGAAGTAACAGCTACTACATCAATCTTTGGCATAAGTATTTGTAAGCGTTCTGCAACTGCTCCACCAACACCCTGGGAATCCACACCAATACGGTATACATTATAGTTTCTTAAGAAATCAATAATTTCAAAATACTGAGATTCCCATTCTTCATTGTTAATTTCTAGCCAATTAAGAATTCTATGCTCGTAAAATCCAAACCCATCAGGGCGATCCCAGTCAACCCAGCAGACTGTAACAACAGTAGAGTCATTTGAACGAGCTACGTCAATTCCTACGACTACGGGGGTACGCCACCACTGCTTAACAATACCCATTGAAACGTCATACATCCTAGAAAGACGGTCGTCACTAACAAACATACCTTTTTCAAGGACCCACTTATTACAGTAGGACATCTGGAATTCATCGGAATCTTCTCCGATTCTTATCTTCTCTTTACCTATAAACTTAGCATAGTTTTCGTTATACTTTGCAGCAGTTCTCCAGTCGTACTCAAAATGGCATTGCCTATGGTTACGTTTACTATTTACATCTCTGCGTTTATTAAATTGAATCATTTTATAAAAGTATGACTTGTTACGAGTAGCCGTACCAGTTAGTGCAATAGACCCGTTATTGAACGCCAACATGGGTTTAATTGATTTTGCAATCATGTACTCGTCGGCTTCTTGAGCTTCGTCAATAAGTACAAAGTGGTAGGTCTTAGACTCAATCTTTGCTTTAGGGTTACAGGTCTGCATACGGCATAGTGAACCAGAGTGCTTAAGACTGATTATTCTACCTTTACCTCGTGAACCACCTGACGTAGCTTTATCATCAATTTCTGGGTCAAGAAGGAAGTCCATAGCGTGTTCACTAGTGAGCTTGTTAACAATCCGGCTAAACACAGTGTCAGCCTGGTCTTCAACCGGAGCAAAAACCCCACACCAAAAACCCTTTTCAAACTTACCTAACCAGGTTGGATAGACCTTTGAAAGCTTAGGAAGGATAACCATCATTGATGCTAAAACATTAGATAGGACTTCTGACTTACCAGACTGTCGAGTAGCTACCAAAGTCAATTCTTCACCATCACCAATAACTATTGACTCAATTACTCGGTAAGCAATAGGAACCTGATAGGGGAAGAAGGTTACGTTACAGAATTCTTCCGTAAAAAGGATAAGCTTTAAAACAAGCTGGTCAATAAATTCTTGTGATGTTTCGTCTAGTTCAACTGCCTGAATATCTTCAGGCGAAGACCCATCTTCTAGTAGTTCCTGCATGCTCTAATTATAGAGCATCGTCAGTAAACAATACGCCTTGATCAGGTACTTCAAGAGGTTTCTTAGGCATTCCAAGTGATTCATTGATTCTATCTACTAAATAGAACAGGTCGGGAAGACTTACAAGGTAAGTAGACATATCAGGAGTGCTGGAAATAATGCTAGATACACAACCAAAGTCATAACCTAAATGGTTAAGGTGGTCCACTAACTCATTTAAATATGAGCTATCTCTGGTGTTACTGCGCAAAATAGCCTTACGTGAAGGGTTCAAATTACCTTTATCCATATTTGGCTTGTTCATTTTATTACCTACTTTTCTGTCATACGTTCTGATATTTCAGTCCATAGTGACTTTAAAATATCTATATGCTGAGTTACTTCTGATTCGGGCAGATCCTTAAAACGCCAATCATCAAATGATTTACCTAGCCCCATAATAGTAGCATCCATCCAATTAATGAGTGTTGGAGTGTCAGAACGCTCAATTCTTTTGATTTTTTTAATTGGCTCATCTGCTTTTTTAAAAAACATTGTTACCACTTTCGGATTGTATCAGCACCATCATCTAGGTATCTTCCACCTAGTGCCCCTAGGATACCTGATGTTTCATCAGTATGAGTGGACTTACGACAAAATCCTACTTGAAATGAGTAATTTTTGTACGAAACTTGAATACCTTTACCTATTTTCCAAGGTGGGGCAATCTGGCGCATAAAACCGATAGATATAAAAGGGGCCGTTAAGCTGGTGTTATCTCTTGTAATCCAATAAATAGGACCTAAATACTGCAGTTTATTTAGTGTGTTCCTAAACAGGAAGTATGACCCTATTATTATCATTAAAATACATAAACTTATTATAAACATCTAAACGTCTTTCAATCCCTAGTTATCAGGATTAACTCCTGATTGTGAAATTATATCTGTGTATTCTACATATTTTTCTCTATTAGCAGAAGCTTCTCCAGGATTTAAGGATGCTCCCTTATTATAACCCTTTGGTTCCAATACAGTTCTAACAGCATTACCATAACTGCCTAAGTCTCCACCATTTTCAAACTCTTTAAAGTAACCATAGGTCATAGGACCGTACAACACTTCTGTTCCAAACTTATGGAATTTTACCCAAGCCATACCTTCAAGTGTTTGGTCATCTGCAATAAGGTTAAGTACAGCCTCCACATCACCAGCTTCAACCAACTCTTTATATCCATCTAATTTTTTAATATCAGAACAGTTAAATTTTCCAAAGTCAAATTTAAACGCTGCCACACGACTGCTTGAACCCAATCCATTGTATTCTTCTTGACTAAATGGTACTGATGTAACTTCGTTTAACTTTGCTGTTACATTTGCGGCCAATTCTTCACATAGCTTTTGAATTCTTGCTTCTTCTTTTGCTTTGTCTTCTTTTTGTGTGTCTGTGTCTTTAGTATAATTGTCGTCAGTTACTTCAACATCGTTTTCCCAGTCATAGTCTGAACCACTGTCAAACTCAATTTCACGCATTTCATCTAGTTCGTTAGTCCAACCACTACCCTCTAATGGTGCATCATCTAGGTAGTTTCTTGTTCTACGTTCTTTTGCGTATCGAGCTAATCTTGCCGCAATATCTGGGTCCATTGCCATTTTGTGTTACTCCTTAGTTATAAACTAGTGTAATTAGTCCTGAGTAATCACGCATTCCAAGTAGGAAACCAGGCGAAGCACTGTGGCCTTGAAGACCAAACCCTTGACCAGCTCCTGATCGTAATCTTGAAATTGCTGTGGCATCTAATGCTTTATACGCAGGTGCATTGTCGCCACTTAGATACTGTTCTAATACTGTGCCGCCAAACGTGGCTCCAGTTGCTCCTGCACTACCTAAGTCGTGAGTCATCAAATAGAACGTTCCAGTGTTACCTCGGTTAGGGTCTGTTGCGGCACACCGTTTAACAAAGATGGTTCCACTGTTGGCGTCCCAACCCTTACAGGCATTTTTAATTGTGTTATCTCCATAGAACCAACAACCATATGCACGTGTTGTTGAAACACCAACCATACCTTCTGTAGTTGGGGTAAGCCAAGCTGTGTTACCAATATTACGAGTGTTAGCACTAGTTGGCGCGAAGGAGAATGTTCCCAACGGCTTAGTGTTAACAAACGCAGAGTATTTGCTAACTTGATCACCATCAACTTTGTTACCAGCATTATCTGTTGCACTAATCCAATAATAAACTTGGTAATGATCTCCTGTTGGAGTATTGCGAATCGCATTTGGAATAGACATTGTAGTGCTACTTGCTCCACCAGTACCAATAGCAACAGATGCGTATTTATTGGTGTATGTATTAGCAGTTACGTTATAAACAGCCTGGTACAACGTAGCTGAAGCAATACCAGTATTGTCATCAGTTACAGCAGTCCATGAAATTGTATCGCTTGAACCACCTGAAGTTACCGTTGGTATAGGAACAGTTGGGGCAACTATGTCATATGGTGCAGTTTGGTACCCACCAGCATCTGCAGTTGCGGTATTACCAGCGTTATCAGTAACAGTAACACGGTAATAGGCATACCAAGTAACCCCAGAACCTTGCTTACGGCGGGTAGTAGGAACACTCAAGTCAAGATATGAACCACTTAATGAACCAACAATATTCCAAGATTCTGCACCTTGCCATGTACCATTTGAGTCATAGAACCATCTCTGAAGTGTTGCTGAAGCAACCCCCGTGTTGTCATCTGCAAGAGCACCCCAAGTAACTCTCTGCATACCAGAATCGGTTTTATATGCACCAGTTGTATCAACGGCAGACAATGATGCGATAGTTGGGTTAACTATGTCATATGGTGTTGTAGCCATACTTGCGGAGTTAGAACCAGTACCAGTGTTACCTGCGGCGTCAGTAGCAACAATATAGTAATACGCTGACCATGATTCTCCAGCGCCTTGTTTTCTACGGTTCAATGGAACACTGAGAGAAGTACTACTGGCCCCAAATGAAGGTAGCACGTATGAACTACCGGCAACATCACCTGATGTTGAACCAACAAATCGTTGATACAAAGTTGCGGAAGCTACACCAGAAGCATTGTCACTAAGTGCAGTCCATGAAACAGTATGAGATGTAGTTGCGTTAACTACAGTAGGAGTTGGAATGGTTGGAGCAGTTATATCGTATTCGTAAACTGTTCTCCATGCACCAGATGCGTATACGTACACATTTTTGACACCTTGAAAGGTACCAGCAACATTAACGAATGGCTGGTCAGTACCGGTTAACTCTTGAAATGCTGTACCATTGTGTACGTAAGTAGGCATTAGTACTTAAACCAGATATCTCCCGCTGTGCCACCAGAAGGTGCAGCAGTTGAAATAGTGATTGTTGCATTTGCTGTACCTGCACCGTTAACCATCACACCAGCAAGTTTTGCTGCAGAAATAGCAGCTCCAGTAGCAATATCGGCGTTTACAAATGTGGCGCTTGTAACGTTATCAGTTGTAATAGGGGCCCATTTAACTCCGTAAGTTGCATCAGTAGAATCCGCAACCAGTACAAAGTTATTAGTTCCAGATGCTGGTAGTGCAACAGGCGAGCTAGCACCTCCACCAACTACTACCTGCCCTTTTGCACTCACAATGGATCTTGCCATCATTACAGCTGTGTCAACATCCAGAGTAACAGTACCCCCAATAG